CATTCCAACTGATACTTATCTTGAAGATTAACCCTCCTCCATGAGACATTCTCTCTTCTGAACCATCGTCCCCTACATGAATAATATCCTTTTTATCCACTTCTTCTGGAATATCTACTATAGGAGGTACAGTAGGATGGATTGAGAGAGTAACGTCTTTGTCAGGAGTTACAGTAGGTACATAATCATATATTTCTTTAGCGGCCATTTGCTACCTCCTGTAGATTTACATTGCTTTCATATTGTTCAGCAATAACGTCTCCAAGGGTTTTTCCATCCACTTCTACAGTTACATGAATTATATTCTGACTAGTAAAAACTGTGCTGGCTTCAGGATTGTAAGGAAGAGATGTTGTTCCTACACTCGTTCCGGTTGTAGAAGTTCCAAGTGCAGGAAGCTTCAAAGATTCTCTAATTTGAGACATAATATTGTAAGCACTTTCAAACATTGGTTGCATAGAAGTCAGAACATCTCCTAAACTAGCAAGTGCTGGTTGTATCAACGAATTAAAGAGAGTAACATTAAACGTCTCTCCTGTAAGAGCTATCTGGAAAGCATCTGAGATTGTCTCTAATAAAGGAACAAGTGCTCTCTTGTACAGAGAAGTTTCCATTAAAGCATCGATTATCCCTTGAACTATAGAATTGTATAAGGACTCTCTTACCATGTTTGAAAAGGCTGCAAACCCTTCTTGTATGCTACTTAGAGAAAATCCTTTTGATAAGGCATTTTTCAATATGTTAACACCAAAAGCAGAAAGTTCTGCAGCTCTCTGTTCAATAAACTCTTGCATCTCCTCACTTAGAGATTGTATGTTTGTCTCATAAGTAGAAGTTAATTCATTTATAGCAGCATCTATTTTACTTAATTCTGCTCTGTATGCTTTTTGTAAACCACCTATCCTTAGAGCAGCTCCTAACTGTCCTCTTCCGTGCAAGAAAGGATAGATATCTTCTAATTTCTTTATCTCCAACTCGTAATAGTCAACTACACTTTCTCTTTGTCTCTTCCAATATTCTAAGGCCTCCTTATATTCTTCCTTAGTTTTGGCTATTGAAGTGGTGTAGGAAGGAACACCTTTACTCAGCCCATAAGCTATCCCAAAGATAGAAGATAACCTGGATGTATACTGTTCAAGGGCGTTAATGCTTTGTTCAGTAGTTACTCTGATATCGTTCAACCTTTGGACTTGCATCTCCTTAAATTTCTCCAGAATTGCGTCCAGAGATTTTAATAACTGAGAGGATAACCGAGATTCTTGAGCCATTACTTGGGAGAAGATATCGCGGTATGATTCAGCATACACGTCAATTGACATCTTCTTGACTTTTTCTGTAACATCTTCAAGGGCAGGCATAAACTCTTTCCTTGCCCATTCTGGCATGTCAAGGATAGACTTCTCCCATTTCTGCATCACCTTGGTCATTTCAGGCATTGCTTGCCCAAAGGCTTTAACAGTGTTGTCAGCAGTAAGAGTTACTTTGCTTCCATATACTCCAGCATGTTTATATTTGTCCGGACCAATTCCTCCAAGAGCTCCCCCTATTGCCATACCGACTAATGCTCCTGGAACACCAAAAAGCCCAAATCCTATAGCAGCTCCAGCAGCCCCTCCTGCTCCTCCGTATTTTCCATGTTGTCCTAAAAGTTTATTGATTCCTTTTCCACCAAAATAACCAATTCCTGCAGCTGCGGCCATTGCAGTTCCTAGTGTAGCAGCACTTCCTAAATCGAGAGAGGATATTCCACCTATAGAACCTATTCCTTTGAATCCCAAAGCACCAGATAAGTTACCTCCCCCTAACAAAGTCCCTAAAGTTTTCTTGCTTAAAAGTGATTGGATTCCACCAGAAAGTACTCCAGAAAACCCTCCAGAAGCACCTCCTGCTTTTGCTGCTGCCATAGCAGTCGAGCCTACATTAAACAAACTTCCTAGGAATGATGCAAAGGAAGCCATAACTTTTTTGGACATCATGTTTGCTATTGCTTGTAAGAAGGAGTTAACCATCGAATTACAGAAATTCTTCCACAAGTCTCTTAAAGACCTTATGTTTCCTTTCATAGCTTCAAAGAAGTAATCCCTGAAGCTGGTTTCCATATCTTGAGCAAAAGTCTTTCCTGTCTCATACATCTGTTCTGCAGATGTACCATACTCCTTAACTACAGATCTAAAGCCATTTATAAATCCTTCTTTAATCTCCTTTGAAGTTTTCTCTGCTGAATCACCTAATTTAGATAATGAATCACTAACTTTATCTGCTTCCGCTTTAGCTGTATTGGAAGAATCAATCAAAACTTCCTTTGTTTTTGCACCTGTTTCTTTTACTTTCTTATCTATTTCAGATAACCGTTTCTTTACATGTCCAGCAATATTATTAGCAGCATCAGAAACTATCCCAACAACTACTTTTGCGTCACTCTTCATTATAGATGTAGTTTTCTTTACAATAGAACCTGCTTTCTCTACAGCAGGAGAAAGTTTACTTTTCACTACATCTGCAACATCACTAGAGACTTCCTTGGCTTTCTTGAGCAACTTGAGGACTGAATCAATCAACTTCGATACTAAAGGTATCTTTTTCAAAGCATCTGATATACTGGTAAAGATACTTACTATTCTTTCTTTTATCCAATCAAATTTAAGCTTATTTTTCAACCAATTCCAGAGAGTTGTTATCTCTGTTCGAATCTTAGTAGATAAATCTTTTATAGAGTCCCAAACTCCTAGAGCAACAGCTTCTATCTCTTCCCAATGCTTAGCTGCTTCATATACTGCAAGAATCGCTGCTTCAACTCCTAACATAACTGCTATTATAGGACCTCCTACTGTGGTAACTGCTGCTATTCCTAATGCTAGTGCTCCCAATGATGTGGTTACTATTGCTATTGCTTCAGCAAGTTTAACCAATGCTTTGGTTAATTTAGGGTGTTGATTAATCCAATTTATCATTTTCTTAACAGTTGTAATCATATTAGTTAAGAAATCTTTGACTGCAGGAAGTAGTTTATTTCCCAACATTACTGCTAAAGCATTGAGAGCTTGCTTTGCTTGGTTGAATAAAAATCTAGCGGTATCAACTTGTTTATTGAAGGCCGCTTGAGTAAGACCCGCACTGTTGAGCATTAAATTGTAATCTTTTGTATACCCTTCAAGATCCCCCAATGCTGCTACCATTCCTCTTAAACCTCTAATATTCCCAAATATCTGAGCTAACTGTTCCGCCGAAGCATCCTTCAACTTTTTCATGACTCCAGTCAAACCTATAGTTCTGAGAGTATTAGTGTTTAGTTCTAATCCAAATTGTTTAGCTACTTCAACAGCTTCTTCTTGGGGCTTCAAGAAGGCTATCAACATGTTATTTATACCTACGATGGCATGAGTTGTTTCCATACCTGCTCTGGTGATAGTAGATATAGCTGCTCCTAGTTCTTCAAACCTCAATCCTGACTTAGCAGCAGAAGCAGCTACCATACCAATAGTAGGAGCCAGTTCTGCAAAAGTGGTTTGTCCTCTCTTGACTATACCAAACAATTCATCTGAAATCATTGCTGCTTTTTCTGCACCAAGTCCATAAGAATTTAGAATAGTTACTATTGCCTTAGCTGCTGTACCAGTATCAGTTATACCAGCGGTAGCTGCTCTTGCTGCCACTGCTAATGTATCTAGAGCTTTTTCTGGTGCTATTGAAGCAGATAGAATATTATAAAGTCCTTCAGATAATGTTTTTGTGGATTCACCGAATTGAATTGAAAGGGTTTCTAACCCCTTCTCATATTTCTTCATGAGCGGCATGGTACCTTCATCCAACATAGTGGATACTTGGGCTAACTCTGCTTCAAAGTCTGCTGCTTTCTTGGTCAGTAACCCAAGGGTGGTACTCATAGCCGCCCCAGCTACAAAGAATTTCCTTCCTCCTAGACTAAAATTTAGATTAGAAAGTCTAGTAGATAGCTTTTTGACACTATCTTCAGCTTGCTTGATCATAAGATCAAACTGCTTCTTGTCGAGCTTCAAGCGAGCGACGAGAGAACCTGCTGAGAAAGCCATCAGTTGGCCTCCTTATCAGAAATATATCGGATCATATTATCCCAATTCTTGTCAAATATAATTTTTATAGACTTGTTCATCCTATGAACACCTTTTATTTTCTCTCTCATGTTAATTCTACCTTTTCTTAAAGAATGAGAATTTTTAACCTCAACAAACATATCTAATGTAGGCAAGTAAAAATCTGGTAGGTATTGGTGTTCAGAATTGTCTTCTTCCTTATAGTATGTTATAAACAAGGGTTCATATTCCCAAGGAATACCTAAACTATCCATAGTATTCGCAAAATCCTCTTCGTAGTTAGATCTCATGATAATACCAGTATTCTTGTACGGTCTCCTTCTTGGATAACTACCAAAAGCATTATCAGGATTTTTGACCCTTTCCTTTATTGATTGACGTGCCTCAGGGTGTTCTTGATAATACTTTCTCACTCTTTCACTGATTATGTAGCGAACTTCAGGATGATTTCTATAGTATTGTTTTAATCCTTCTCTCATCTTTTGAATTATTTCTGGTCGCTCTTTATAAAGTTGTTTCATCTTCTCACTCATTCTCAAGCGAGCTTCTGGGTGTTCCTTATAAAACTTATTTATCCTTTCACTATTAGCCTTTCGTGCTGACGGGGAACCAAAAACTTCTTTCATTGCTAATTTTCGCTCCTCCGTAAAAGGTTTTCCTTTCCTAGCGAGACTTTGTATTCGTCTATATTCTTCTGTCATCTTTTTCCCTTTGTTCCAAGGAATTCTTCCTTTTCCTGCCTCACTAATTTTCTTTTTAGTTGCTTTTGTATGATGTTTACCCAACATCCAAGGAACTTGTCCTTTATGAGATTCACTAAGTTTCTTTTTAGTTTCCTCTGTATGATGCTTTCCTAACATCCAAGGAACTTGTCCTTTATGAGATTCACTTAATTTTCGTCTGTGTTCTTCTGTAAAATGTCTTTTTCCCATTTTATTACTGTCTAGTACTTACCTTTCCATTTCTTTAAGGCAGCAACATCCGCCTCTTGGTTACTGCCTTCTAGAAACTCCAGATTATACTTGAGTTTCTTCACATACTCAGGTGAGGCATTACTAGCATAAGCATGACTCAATTGTTCTTGCAATTGTATTATTAGCATATCCCTAGCCTTCACCTCGAAGAGGACATAGTCAATCTCATCAAGGAGGTATCGTTCCGTAACGCCATAGAACCTGCACATCTTGTTGATTAACAAACTTAACCGCTCTTTCCCTTTCTTTTCTTCTTTGGCAAGTTTTTTTCCGAGTCCTGGTCGTTTCCTTCTTCCTTCAACCCATAACACTCAGAAATCATCTCCATTATCTTAGCTAACTGAGCTTCTGTGCAGTCATATAGCTCTTCCTTTTCCAATCCGTCAACTGCGAGTACACATAAGTCAATTAAGGTGTTGACAACCTTCTCAGGATCAGTCTCCTCAGTGAGACCACTACCAAGTTTTATGTACTCCATCCTCTTCCTTACAGTTGGTCTACTAATGACATACTCTTTTCCATGAAGCTGGAACTTAGTTTCCTCAGGAAGATAAATCTCCTCAGCATCCAGATTGACTATGTCCTTTGCCATAAAATCACCTCTCTATCTTTTATTAGGATGCAGGATCTTCAATTGAGAACAACTGGTCTCCTGCGTCCCTAGTGTCATCCAAAGTACCCTTGAAGGTTATACCTACTACTTTCTCAGCATCAACTGTGTAATTAACCTCAAAGTTAGCCACAGGAACAGCCTTGTAAATGGTCACCTTGTAACCTGCTGCAGAGTATACCGGGTCAAGAACTAACTCCTTACCAACTATCTCTGAACCAACAGTGTCCCCATAAGTTCTCTTTTCACTGCCTCCTGAATCAGCATTAGTCAGAACAGGAACTGCGGCATCAATCTGATCAAAAGAATGTTGAGCAAGAGATACATCTACCTCGACCGCATATCCCATGTCATACTCTTTTAGAGGAATTGAACCATACTCATCCACAGTTACCTCGTACTGATTAGGGATTATCCTCAAGGTACATCCACCCTTGGTATAACCTAAATCCGTACCATTATATGAAACTCTGCATATTCCTAATTTGATTTCGGTGACATCACCGTCTTGTACATTCGCCATCTCAGTTTCTCCTTTCTATTTATTTTTTCAAAATTGATGATACCTGTATCATCATCGTTTTATGGAAAATTCTTCTGCGACTCTTAGAATCAATCTCTACCAAATCATTTTGACTTCCAATAGTTGCTCGAAGAAACTTCCAATTAGTTAGTTCCACATTAGTTTGGTTATGTACCAAATCTACTATTCTGTTGAATATATTTTCAGCTACTAAAGAACTAGTAGCAAAAATATGAAGGGTATAAAACTCCATTGGATGTTCTACTATAACAGTTTCTGGAAGAACCGGTCCTGAACTCATTTGATATACTACATAAGGAAGCTCTACCTTCTCAGGAGGAGAAATCTCATACATTTTCTTATCTGTACTGGTCGCGCCAGTAAGAGATTGAAAGGTACTATCCTCCGTTATAGTAGAATACAACCATTCCTTCACCTCTTTCATTTTCTATTCAACCTCGTTGACCACATGTTTAGAGCTTTGCCCCAATTCTCCTTGATTGTTTTAAACAACCAAGGCCTTGGAGCTATACTAAACGTCCCGAATTCCAATGTTTTTCCATATTTTTTGTTTGTTCCAACCCTAACTTCTATAGAATTCCCCGATCCTACAACTTCATGTGTTACACTTGCTCTGAGTAAACCTGTATCAGGAGCTGGAGGTTCACCCGGAGCAGACGCCTGATGGGTTATTCCTCTCCTTGTATATATCCTACCCGTTCCTGGATGAGACAATGTCATCTTAACTTCTTTCTCCATCATAGCACCTATCTCCATAGCAGCCACTTTACATTTCTTAGAGTATTCTTTTTTAGCTTTCTCAATCCCTTCTACAAACTTCTTAACATCTACAAAAACACCGCCAGCCACACTTTTCATTTTGTTAGATACACCTCCACATGATGTTCAGCAGCCGCAACATCATCATCCACCGAAACTACCCTCAAATATGTTCCATTGAACAATACTTTATCTCCTTGTGATATATCCGTTCCATATTCGAAGAATCCAATGTATTCTCCTACATCATCTCTTCCCCTTATAAGGGATAGAAGAGTATTGAACCTTTGCTGTATCCTACATTTTATGCCACTATTCACAAGAGTAAGATTTTCTGTTGGACCTCCTATAGAATCATAGGACACAGAAGGTCTGTAAATATCACATGTCTGATTCAATAACCCTACAATTCCCATCTTCTTGAAAACCTCTTTAATAACTCATCCATAGGAGGAAAACCTCGGATGTCTGCAATCTTGTACGAATAATTACCAATCCTTTCCGATTCTTTGTCCTCCAGCCCTCTTCTTTGCCAATAATACGCTACAATTTGTAAACAGATTCTCTGTAAGTCAGGATATTCTGGAGCAGTTAAATCATACCCCGCATTGTACTTAAGAAGAACATTCTTCTTTCCTTCTGTAAAACCGTAGCTATAATACAATTCTCCGCTAGGCCACCATTTGTATCCAGAATCATCATCATAATCATCATTCGTACAAGTTATTTCAGTATCGTCAACACTTAGATACGAAATGCTGTTAATTGGATATTCAGGAAGCCACAAAGTACTTGTTCCATTCCCATTTCTGATAGCTTCCTTGTCTCCTTTTGTATAATCATAATCTCTCGCAAACAATTTCCTCCTTGTTTGCTGCTCCATCAAGGAAACTACTCCGTTAGTAATTGTCTCTAAATTCTTCCCTATATCAACAGTAACTGATGAAATACCTAGCCAACTTTCAACTTGTTCCAACGTTACTGGACAATAACTCAGTAGTCCCATTTTCTTCTCCTTCTAAAAGAGACTGTACCGCTTCTACTACTTTTTCTACTTTAATAGCCCTCATACATTTGTTATCTTGGCATGTAGAAAACACCCAGTGAAATTGACATGGAGCACATGCACAAGGACTTCTTACTATTCTATAATCCTCAGTAAAATAAGGCCCACTTTTTGATACTATCGTTGGTCCAAATAAAACTACCATTCTCTTCTGTAATAAATCTCCTAAGTGCATTATACCTGTGTCATTCGCTATAAACAAATCACATTGATCCAATATCTTCGCTGTCTCTGTGATTGTTGTTTTAGCAGCATAATTGTGAACCACAGGAAACTCCTCAGCTAGTTTCTCACCTTGTTCCTTTTCTGCTTCTCCTCCAAGGAAGTATATTTCACAATCATACATAGAAGATAATAAACCTACCAAAGCAGGAAGTTTATCCCATCTCTTCCTTTCCCAGTTGAAACGAGAACCAGAAAAAGCCCCATTACATAGAGCTATTTTTAACTTATCAGAATCCAAAATAGGACCTTCAGCAAAAGGAAAATCCTTTACTGGTAAAGGAGCTTTTATTTCTGGACAAAACTCCTTTGCCGCTAGCCAATAAAGGTCAACTTCATGTAATCTACATTCCCTCCAAGGAATACTGATATCTCTAACCAATTCTACATCCACGAACTTCTTGTAAATCAAAACTGGAGTAACATGAGGAAAAGCAAATATCTTATCATGAGAAAAGACTTCTTCTAAATCTCGATAGAAGCTATAAACATTTTTTATCTTGTCCCATTTCTCCGCAATCTTCTTAACTACAGTTGTACTACTTGAGGTATCTCCATCATCCAATACCAAACTTATGTCATAAAACTCTGACAAGCTCTGTAATGTAGGCATAAGCAAAATAAAATTGCCTAACCCATTTCTAAAGAATGTTGCCAATGTCTTCTTTTCCATGTTTACTCCACTTTCCAAAAATACTCATAATGAGCATAAATCCCCTTCTTATATTCCGACTGAAGAAATCTCTTCTGAGACCTATGCACTTGTATCAGTCGATTCTTTATTTCCCTTTCAACATTCCCTATTTTAATAGTATGAGAAGGACTATCTGCTTCTATATCAGAACATTGATACATTACTTTTGTAGCATCGGTTCTCAGATCCATGCAAACCTTTGCTACCCTGTTCCTATCAAGATTCTCACTGTTTATATGAGGAAAATATATAACTGATGGTTTCAGTCTTCTGTTCAAGCGAATCAAATCTTCCATCACTTCTTTCTTGTATATAGTTAGATGCCCAAGAAATTTTATAGAATCTACTCCTATAGCTTTTAATGCTCTCACCGTTTCAGCCTTCTTCCATAAAACTAAATCTATTCCCCTGATATCTGGAAACTCGTCGGAATACTGAAAAGCACTCGCACTAACTACAACAACGAAGAAATCCTTTGGTCTTCTCATCATGAGAATTCCGCAACCAAGTATCTCGTCTCCTCCATAAGTAGATACTACTAATTCCATCTTATGATTTTCCTCATCTCCTCCCAAAACTTTACCGGTGCTTGTTTTAACTGCTCCCTTATAAAATCTATGTCTTCCCAATTCCAACCCCACGAAGAATGCCCTACATTATCATTGATTATAACCTTACATCCGCATAATACTGCTTCAAACACTCCTCGTTCTCCGGGTTGAAACTTTTGAGGTAAATGTACAAAATATTCTGCCCTAGAATATTCTCTAGGGAGATATTGATTTTTTATAGGATCAGATATTTTGACATTTTTATCGTTGGCAAACATTTGCTCCACTATCTTGTCCTTTTTAGTATAAAACACAAAACTCTTCTCGGGATGACTATCTACAAATGCCTTCATATTCATAAGACCTTTAGCATGTAGTTTTCCTGAAGTGTTGATAACCCTGTTTTTTATTCTTTTAACTTTGTGCAGTTTGAATCTACTTACGTCTATTGCCAAAGGTAAAACTAATGATCTTGGTATCT